ATAATGTTTTCTCCTGTTCTCGTATTGATTATATCAAAATCCTTGAGAATGTGGTGTCAACTTTTATGATACAACATCATACTGTCCGACAGGTGTTCTTTTTACCACCATGCGAAGCAACCGGGCAGCAAGTTCCTTTGCGCACGATTCCACAAAGTCATCAGGATTTTGCAACTTTCCCAACTGCTGATGAAAGTCTTTCAGACCTTTGCAGTCAAATCTTCCCATTCTACCCATTTACGCATATTCCTTGAACAGTTCAAGTGTAATTTCCTGATGCGTTGGATATGTGGAAGGGACACCGCTGCGGGTGTAGTCCGTGGTCACATTGTCCTGTGTTACTGTCAGTTTTGACCCCGCTTTGATGGTTACATCCGGGGAAACAAACAACTTTGTGCTTTGCGTGATCGTTGCTGCTGATTCTGACTGAATTGCTGTTTGCAGTTTTTCAAAAGATAATCTGCACGGTTGGTCTTGTAAGACCACAACCTCTGATTCTTCCATAAGTTTTGACTTCTCATTTTTTACCTTTTGCAGTTCTGTCACCGTCAAAGTACCAAAATAGGTTGTTTCAATGGCTTTCCTTGCAGCCTTTTGTGCTGCCTGAATCTGCTTTACCATCTGATACGCCTGAATGAATTAAATTCAGCCTTTCCATAGGATAAAAGGTAATTGATGAAAGAAGTCAGTCTTTGTTCAGGGGTCATTGAACCTTCACCAGTTGCAAAAACCGTGTTAGTGTCCCCTGCCTGAATCTGCTTGACAGCATATTCTAAATCAAACCCGGTAAGGTCATCAGGTGCAAAGGTTTTCTTGGAAAGAAGAAATTCACCCACCGCCATATCAACGGCAATGTGTTCCAGTCCTTCCGGCACATCATTCCAGTTGATTTCATTCTTGATTGTACTGCGGACTTTCTCAACGCAAAAGGTCAAGGCAAATTCATCTTCTACCTTGACCTCATAACCGAATGATTTCAACCGTTCTTTTACTGTATTAGTATCAAACATTGCAACCACCCTTTCAGATCAGAAATTATCCACGGGAAATGATACGGGCAATAGGTACTGCCTTATGCTCAATAGCCTTGGTATCAGATGCAACCAGTGACCAGTTCTTACCAGTCTTTAATTCCGCATTGGTAGGAGAATTTGTTGCCTGTGATGCCTTGGTATAAGAAACACCCGCAACAGAAACAGCGTGACGTTTACGGGAAATCAGTGTATCTTCACCGCCCCTTGTCTTAGCATCACGAACCATTTCATAAGGAACTTTTGCACCTACATCCTCAAAACCAATAGCACCTTCACCAAGGATATAGGTTGTGTACTCTGTGTACGCATCCTGTGCCTTGATTCCCTTGCCTGTGTCCTCTGCAACGGCTTCAACAACCTTAGTAGGTAAAGAATCATCAATGATGACCAGTCTGCCGTTCCAAGTACCCATTTCAAGATCACGCTCAATGCCCTGTGCATCTGTGTACTTTAAGTATGCAAGCAGTTTCAGGTTTTCAAGGTTGGTAGCAACTGCACTGTGACAGTAAACCAACTTGAACTTCTGCTTGTTATCACCGCAAGCCTTCTGAATTGCACTGTTCAGGGTTGTTGCATCCATCTTCATAGTATCATCAGTATGTTCAGCACCCGCCTGTGCAATATCATAGGTGTGTGCTTCAACAAACGCCGCATTGGCTTTCTTAATGTCACCCGTGCCAGTGTCCTTCATTCCAAAGACACCTTCTAAGATTGCAAGGATAACATCCTGATCTACACCGTTCCAGTAGTCATTGATCTGATTTCTTACGTTTGCCATGAAGTCAGTACCACCAGTTACATCATAACTGAAATCTGCTTCTGTCCAACCGTTCATTCTGCCATAGGTAAAAACACCCTGTTCATAGGTGTCAGTCTTGCCCGGTGTAACATTGTCAACACCGTCATAGTTCTGCGGTGTGCCGGAAAGCAGACCAAAGAACGGTAACACTGCGTAAACAGTGCCAGTCTGTGAGTTATTCACAAAAGTGTCACGTAATCTTGCATCACCAACGATTGCACGGGATTCACGCAACTTGTTCAGTTTCACATTCGGAATAGCACTCATGTACTTACCGAACGCCTTTTCATTAAAACTTTTAGCATCAAATTTTGCCATGTTTCAATTACCTTCCTTTCATCAAATTAAATCTGTGCATCCGGGTTTGCTTCCATGTAAGCGGTAAGTTCGTCATAACTCATTTTTGAGAAATCGACCGTTTCACCCTCACCCGGTTTCTTTTCCCCTGATGCCCCCGGCTGAAAACCTTTGAAATTCTGCTGCTGTTTCTGCTGCTTCTGTGCTTCAAACAGGAACTTAGTGTCATCACCACTTCTTAACTTCTCGATCTGTTCATCCAGTCCCTTGACATTTCCGTCCTTGTCAAGTTTGGCTTCTCCAAGTTCAAGTAAGGCTTTGACCGCTTTGATGTTCTTTGCCTTTGCACCTGTCAGTGCTTTTTCAACAGCAAAATCAATTTTCAACTGGTTCAGTTCAGATTCATGGGTTGCCTTGGCAGTGGCGTTTTCAGTCTGTAAGTCCTCAATCTGCTTTTTCAGATCAGCATTATCCCCGGCAGATGCTTTCAGGGTTTCTAACTGCTGGTCACGGTCACCGACCTGTGTTTTCAGTCCTTCAACCTCTGTCTGCAAGTTCTTAATCTCTGTTGCAGCAGTACCCTTTGCGTTCTCAATGTCATCACCATTGATTTTCATTACTGAATCAGCCTGTTCCTTGGTAAGTCCTAAATCCTCTAACTGTTTTCTTGTCATTTCTATACCATCCTTTCAAATACGTTTTTATACGGGGTTACTCCCACAATGATTGATTGGTTTTGTTCGGTTTACGCTTGACAACCCGCAAGAAAAAAGACACCCGTTGCAGGATGCCTTTTCTATATGCTACTTGACCCAGTAGCCGGGAGATAATCAGGATCACCATGCCTTTCTCATTGTGTACGTTTTCATGTGCCTTTTATCCCCTTTCTGACCTCATATAACCGCCATATAGCAATTATTACAGTTCTATTGATAACTTGTTAGGGTATGAAAAAAGCACGGCTATTTAACCGTGCTTTCATGTACTTAATATCTGTTGTATTTATTCAGGTAATATTTGAACTGATGAATCAATCACAAATACACTTGTTTCAAATTCACCATCTTCATCTTTTCCTTTTACTTTGTAATAATGTTCACCAAGTTCAGACAATGGTTCAATCATTGTAATGGTTGCGGGTAAATCATCATTTTCAAAATATTCAGTTATGATATTTTTTTCGTCCATAATAATCACCACCTCACTGTTGCACTTAGTTTTGAAACATCTGTTGTTATATCCTTATCATCAACCCTTAAAATACCAAACTTGTTTTCCTTTGCCAGTGAAAAATAATATTCTACATCATCCCTGTTTGGCTGTGGGTCAATATATCGGATAATACCATTTTCTTTTTCTGCAATAAAAACGTGTGCTGATCTATTTTCCCAAGCAGCATATATGATATACCTTGAACCGTCGGGGGCATTTGCTAATGTATTTCTGATAGCCTTTTCACTTTGATTGAATGTGAAACTTGGTGTATTTCCTGATGAATCAACAAAACATTCATTTCCCCAAATAATTGTGTTGTTTTTCTTTGGTTTTGGTAATGCTTCAACATCATAACCTCTTCTTCTTAATTCATAAGTCTGAACACACCTTTGACAATTTACACCATATTGTGTACCGCTTGCATAATTAGGATTAGCACCTTTCAACGCATCAGTAATATTCATTGGTGTACCTTGACCACCAAGAACAGGAAGTTGTGATTTCCACTGATTCTTTTTCTGAATTAAGTCTTGAATCTTTTGCTGAATATTTTTCAGTATATTCACATTCGGTTCATCCGCTTCTGTTACATCACCATAACCATCTTCTATTGAATTGAAGTCTTTGAACCAATCATCATAGGAATAGCCGTCAGTTGTGTCACTAAACTGCTTTTTCAAGTCTGCGATTTCAACATCTGCATTAGCAATCTTCTTTTTCAATTCAACTGTATCATCTTTTTTGACTGCTTGCAAGCCTGACTTATCCTCGCCATTGACAAATGACTTTTCCCATTCCTTATAGGTCATGTTGCCCGGTACAAAGTAGGTCTTGCCTGTTTCCTCATCCCGCGCAGCACGTTCACCAACAGCATCAAATTCATCATCAAAATACGGTACTGTGGTACTTCTGCAATGAACATGAAACGGCGGTGCAGTCACACCAACCTTCCATTCAGACATAGGGAAATGCTTGCCATCCATACCCCGGCATATATCCGAAGTGTGGGAATCCAGTGTTGCCACAATCTCAAATTGTTCAACATCCAGTTCAGTGAAGCAGTCCTTTTGTGCTGCGGAACTGAAAAAAGCTTCTTCTGTCATTACCAACCGCCCGGCATTGGTCTTGGATGTGTTCATCTTCCGGGCGATTTCATCAATGGCTTTCTGCGGGTCTTTTCCTAAAATGATGTTCTGTGTCAGGGTATTGTTCAGTTCATTGACCAACTTCTGACGGTTGCCCCATATCCTTTCACTGAAATTCTTACCATCAACCGCCCAAGGCTTATTGATGACCTTGCTGATCTGCTTGTCATCCAGTGCGGAAAAGTCCCAACCAACGCCCACACCCTTCTGAATTTCATAGGCTGTGTGATAATAGCCGGACTTGTAAACATTCCGCATTGTGCTGTCAATGCTGTCAAGTTGGTTTCCAAACATGACTTCAATGCTCTGCTGGGTCTGTAACTTCAAGGCTTCCAGTCTGCTGATATGGAATCTTGCAGATGCATTTTCTAACTGCTTGACCCAAGTGCCGTTAATCGCATTTTCCTGACCGTACTGAATGTACTGATTCACATCCCATTTCAGTTCAGCAAGTTCCTTTGCGTTCAACATCCGCTTTGCTTCTGCAAGGGTTACCCCGTTGTTGGATGCAAAACGCTGATACCATGCAGCAATCTGACCTTCAAGTTGCTTCTGTGCCTGTCGGTACTGTTTTTCAATATCTGCATAACACTGAACACCCATGTTATGTTGTGACTGTTCAAGCAGTTCAAAACGCTTCTGCCAGTATTCACCGTTATTCATCTACTTCACCGCCCTGACTCCCCTGTGACGGGTCACCTTTGTTGTCAGGGTCATCATCTGCACCGTCACCGTTCTGATTCTGTGTGCTAAACGGGTCATACTGTGCAAGCATTTCTTTCTGTGCTTCTTCCTTCTGCTTTTTCAGGCGTTCCATTTCAAGTTGTGGGTCATCCACCCAAGGGTGCATACTGATGATAGTTTCATCAGAAATGATTCCCTGTGACTTCTGACAGTTATCAATAATATCTGATTCATTCATCAGCATATCACGATTGAATATGATGTCTACTTCTTCACCTTCAAAGTCACCCTGTCCCGTATTGGCAAGATGACAGTTAATGAACCAAAGCACATCATCCATTGTTGCCTGTGCTTCTGATTCCGTGTCATTGGCATCTGTATCAATGTCAGAATACATTGACTGAATGTTCATCTGATTAGGATTGATATTGTCAATATTGGTTTACACTTTTTTCACAAGGATGTTCGACTTTATGCTGCCTCTTGTAGTGAAGTATAGTATTGTTGCCGCTTAA